GGACGCTAGATAACCCACCAGACGCATTCACAGCAGGCAGAGTCTTTGGACTCGCTACTTTGAAAAACGTCATGGTAAACGGATTGCTGAGGCTATTAACCTCAACACCCGTCTGGGTTCCACCAAGAGCCGAGACATAGTACTGCTTCCCATGGGCAGCAGGAGCTACGTCAGCGACCAAAGTGTACGTCGGCGATGTGAGACCCACTTCTGGGGCTCCCGTAACCGGCGAAGTTGGAGCGAAAGGCATAATGGTCCTTTCATTGTATAGGTTACAAAGTCCTTAAGTGTGCAAGAGCCGCCATATTAAGCCATTTCCGCCAATTCTTAGCACCAGGTATTTCAAACCTGAGACCAGGAACAGCGAAGCCGACATAATTGCTGCGGAACACACGCGTAAGGTCCCATTCGATACGTGGCGCCGTAAATTGCCACACCACATCGGCATTTGAAGTAGGATAGCTTAGACTAGAACCGGTAATCGCGACGCGGTCGGTTGACCGAATCGAATGATTCCGGTATGTCCTTGTTATCCACGACAAATCCGAGCGGGGGAAAGATACGGACTCGATTATCTCACCAACATTGGTAAAGTAATCGACTATAAAGGAGTACGGTATAGCCTCCCAGACAGCGGGCAAGAAGTTTGAGGCTGTTACGCCAAATTCTTCAAGCCTTGAACTGACCGGGGAGCTAACCTCTACCTTAACGGCCCCGTAAAAGGTTACATCATAGCGTAGGAAGGTTTTCACCTGCCAGTCTATGGTGCAAGCTTCTAAGTTACGCGAGTCTGAAACATAAGTGGGAGGGTCGTCCCTAGAGGAAGTGCCATAAAAGCGCGCCAAGCCTGTCTTCGCCGATAAACGGCGAAGCGCTTGGTATGCAGATACGGCATCCGAAAGGAGCGGAGCCCAACCATAATTATGTTCCAGCCAAGTGTCACTTAACGCTCTAGTCGCAGCACGACCAACATCAGGTGCGTCTCTCTCGAGACGTCTGAAGTCCTGTTGTGTTACGGGTATAGAGCGCCGCCCGATAGCGCGTTTAACGCGTTTTCGTGCGTTCCTGTGATAGACGTCGAGAAGATCTCGAAATCCTTTAGCAGGATTACGGAAACCTCGGATAGTGTCATTCAGTTCGGCTAAGAAGTTCCCACCTCGAAAGTGGGATTGCTTCGATCGCGCGTCCTGTATAGCACGTCCGAGAGCCTCATCACGCACCTGCGGATCAATAACGGTCGGCGGGGAGGAAGGACTTGTCCATGTGGTAGATGATCCCTGAAAGAGATCACCATCATATTGATAGTATCCAAACCTCTGCGTGGAATTACACCATTTGCCAAGAAAGACAGAACCGGGCGTGTAAGTAAAATTACGACGCTCGGCGTCCCAATTGCCAGTGGCGTTAATCCCATGAGCAATTCTATAGCGCCAGTTAGGTACCTTCTCACTCAACCAAACGGTTTCGCCGACGTTCGCTACGGTATTGAGAAACGTGTCCGTCTGTAAAGACGGCCACGAAAAACAAGCCGCAACGGAACCCGTGCGCCACCGCTGGAG